ATCCATTTATTCTACAAAGACCACTTGCTGCATAAGCCATATTTTAACCTCCTATGTATTATTATCAAGAAGTTCATAGATACCGTTATCATCAATAACAGCAGCACCCATAGACATCATTGAAGTTGCTAAGTGGGATACTTTCTCAGCTACATAATTAAGCTCTGTTGAAACATCAGCACCTACACCCAAGCCAATAGCAGAAGTATGATAAACCATACTCTTACCTGCTGCGACAGCAGATGTAGAAAAGATGTTAAAACCAAGAAAGTTTTTCATTGTCATACCACCTGCATATGGAAGGTTCTGGTCACCAACAAAATCACTAGAAGCAAATTCTGTAATTAAAAATAAGTCAGCAAAACCTTTTGGGTGCATAGCAATATAACGCTGTCCATCCTCAGGAATGTTTGCAGTACCCATTGTTTCAAATGCAGATAACAAATCAGCTTTTTCAACAGCTGAATTTGTATCATGTAATTGAGTTGAGTTAGCACCTGCATCCATTGCAGTTATTAAAATCTCATCAGTTTTTCTGCCAAGAGCAGCAGCTGATGATGTAGCAACAGCTTGTCTTTCATCTATGTTTGTCTTGAGTTCATCTAATTTATCAATGTACTCAGCAGCATAGAAGTCAGACATTGTTGCTTCTACTGTAGTATGAGCTAGTTCCATTGGAGTAATCATACCATTTCTAGACTTTGTTGAAGCAGAACCAGAACCTATTTTTTGGAAGCGTACAACACTACCTGCAACATTACCTACAGTACGAACAGTATTTCTTAATTTAGAACCCATTCTTTGATAGGCAAGATGCACTTCAGATTCAAACTGCTTAATAAAGGCTGTATCAATTGTGTTTGCCATGAGCAAACCTCCTATATTAAGTTACAATTATTATCTTGAGTTATCTGATTAACATATCAATGTGATTGTCCGAGGGTCACTCAATGTATCACAGGCTCTGATTCTTCATTATAAATAACATTATAAAAAGAATTGCAACGAAAAAATTGCACCATCTCTTCATTTTTTCTAAAAAATGTCTTTTTATCAAAGAAAAAACCACTTTTTTTTAGCCATCTTATGTATTTTTTATTAGATAATGGAATAGCATTTGTTACTTGTTCATAGTTTTTTTGCATAATATCTATTGTTTTGTTTGTATTTTTAAACCAAGAAACAAAATATTTATCAATATCATCTGTTCCTAAACCCCAAATAGAACCCATATTTGTTTCTGGTATAGGTGCTGTTCCACATAAACATACAAGTTTATTATTAATTGTTATTGAATATGTTTCATCTGGATTATGAATAATAGGTTGTGAAACTGATTCATAAGGTGTAGCGTTAAATATTTCACACTCATGTACATCATCTTTACGCATATTATTTGCAATATATTCTGCATCTACAATAGATGCTGAAATCATTTTAAAGTTATTATTTTTATAAAAAATGTGTCTATTTGTATAATCTTTTATAACCATCTTCAACTTTTTTAACAACTTCTGGATTTCTTTTAGAACGATTCCAATATTCTTCAGATAACATTAATTGTTTTAATTCATCTTCATTTGTTACACTTGTTACACTATCATTAGAACTTATTTGCATATCTTTACTTTTTTCTTGTATGTATTCTAACATTTTTATTCCATCTGCTGTTGATGCTACTGATTGCACAATTGGCAATGTATTTTCATCAAAATATTTATTTGCAAATAAAGATACAGATTCTATTCTTGCATCTGCATTTTCGCCTAGTTTTTTCTTTTCACCTTCAACAGTTGGTATAATTTCTGAAATTTGTTCAAGGTACATATTAATACCTTCATTAAATTGTTCGTGATTCATTCCTTTTTTATGTGCGTGTTCAGCCCACCAATTAATTAGTTTATTATCTGGTACTGCACCCATATCAAGAAGTTTTTGTGTTTCTTCATTTATTTTATAATCTGAAGGTTTTGCTGGTCGAGATTCATTAAGTTTTGTTTCTAATTCTTTTTCAAATCTTGCTCTGTAATCAGTTTCTTTTGCAGATATTTTAGAAGATAATTCATCATATGCTTTTGCTAAATCTTCTGGTTTGCCAAACTTTTCATGCAACCATGGAGGTCTTTCAGATGTTGTTTCTTCTTTTTTCTCAGAAGGTGGCGGTGTGTCCATTGCTGTATCCAGCAATGTTGTTTCACGTGAAACATCTTCTTTACTTACATCTTCAACTGTTTTTTCTTCACTCATTATGTCCTCACTTTATTTGCGTGTTGTATTCTTCTATCAATTAAACCTACTAAATATCTTTGACCCTCAAGATGCCTAAGTTCCATATCTGTAACATTAGGACCATTTACAGTTTCTATTGTAATACTTTTAAGATATTTTAAAACTTGTTGACCAGATGGTGTAGAAAAAAGAGCATGAATATCTAATGATATTTTTTCATCATTTTCTTTGTTTCTTTGAAAACCATCAAGAGAAATATATTGATTTGTCATCTTTGCAAGCTTTCTGGAGCAACAGGCATAGGTGGTTGCTGACCTTGCATTTGTGCTTGTTGTTGCATTTGAGCATTCATTGCTTCAACAAGTCTTTTTCTATCATCTTCATCTCTTACCATAGTATCTGGAACACCAAACTTTCTAGCTAATTGTGCAGCAACTTGTTCTGTATCTATTAATATATTAATAAGTTGTGGACCAAAAGCACCTTGAATTAATTCTAGCCATCTTGCTACTGCTGTAATATCAGCTTGGTTTTGTGCTTGTGCAAGTGGAGAAACAGAACGTATTTTAACTTCCCTACCATTAACAGTTGGTATTTCAATACGACCTTGTTTTTTTAATATATATATTATTCTTTGCAATACAGGTTGTACCATTTCTGCTTGCAATCTACCAAAAGCAGAACCAATACGTCTTGATAAATCTGCCATACGCTCTGCAACTTCTGTTGCTGAAGCTGGCGTTCTATCTGGATTGCCTAGCATATCATTATACAAAGCTCGTTTAATATTCATTCTCATATCTGATAGTATTAACTGTGCAACATCAAATCTACCTGCTGCATTAATAGGTTGTAAGCCAGCACTTGTTGGTGACTTTGGTATAATAGTCCCTGGCATAAGTGATATTGTATCTGGATTAACAACGCCATCATCATCCATTTGATAAATACCAGAGATAGCCATCTGTGCATTTTCTAAAATTAATTGAATTGTAAGATTACAAGTCTTAATAGCAGAGAGAGCATTCATTAATGGACCTCTTCCATAAACCTCACCTGCACATTTAGACCAACGAAAGCAAACAAAAGGATTAGAACCAAGACCAGAAAAATCTTTATAGTCAATAAAACATTGAGATGGTTCATGTACAATAGCTTTATAATATGATTCTTCATTTTTCTTTTCATAGTCTTTACAAACTATTTCTAATACTCTTGTTTTAGAATCTGCATTTTCTAATATTTGCTGTTGCAATTCTTCATTAATAGAACCATCTGGATATGTAATTGGTATATCAGAATAACGCATTTCTCTTTCACGAAACACATGGTCTATCCTATCATCTGGTCCAGTATCTAAAACAACATCCGTTAATGGTATTGCTGAAAAATTAATTGGATTAACTGCATCACCTTCTTCAACACCTAACACAGCAGTACCAACTGCCAAGTCCATAAAAGATTCATGTATTTCTTGTGAAAAATTTGATTGTTGGATTATTTCAAAAACATAATCTGTAACCGTATCAAGGTCATTATTTACTTTTTCTTTTTGGTTTGGCGAGGTTTCCGAACCTGCTTGGAAGTCTGCCCACCTTGCGAAGTTTGGGACAAGCCCTTGCTGGAGCCTCGAGGCGAACTCTTGTACACCCACGACAGCAGTTTCATCAAAAATTTTCTCATCTCTTCTCTCTCCTACTGTTGAATCGTAGAAACCTTTTCTTTGAGGAAAAGCTAATTCATAACATTCCTCAAACAAATCTTTATAGTTTTCTTTTTGATTAGAAGCTTTCTCATACTTTCTTAACAAAGAATTAAGATGTAAAGGATTTATTCTATTACTTACTTCTTTAATAGATTCTTTTACTTTTAAAAGTTTTTCTTCTTGATACATTTAATTTATTGTACTGTTTTTGAAATAGTAATATTAGGTGGTGTTTTAACTGTTTGATCTATTAATCCAGATGAATAACCAATACCACCAGAAGTTCCAGTAATTAATGATGCTCTACCTTTTTCACCAATTCTTCTTCTTTGAGCAAGAGTTCTTCTTAATTGTTCTGCTTTCTTAGCTTTTATTTGTGCCTGCTCTTCTTGAATGCCTTGTACAATAGTTGTGTAAGTAACATTTTGTATTTCTTTAGTTACTGCTTCGGGGTCACCATCACCCATTTCTTTAATTGTATCTTCAAGATTTTTTATTTTTTGTGCAGAAGATTCAAGTTGACCTTCTAAATTTTCTATATTTGTTTCTAAATCAGAAGCATAAATTGGATTACCATTTTCATCATAACCAATAGCAACAGGACCATCATTAGTATTACCACCAGTATTTCCATCAGTATTATTATCTATAGTTTCATTTACTGATTCTTTACCCATATTTAAAATATAATTATCTCTTGCTTCAGCAGAAGTAAATACTAACCCAGGTGCTAAATCAGTTGTAAATTGTGACGGATTTCTTGCTGCTTCTAATTCTGCTTCTAATGCTAGTCTATCTTCTTCACGTTTAGCAGCAGCTTCAGCTTCTCTATTTTCTCTAGCAATTCTTTCTCGTTTGTTTTGTTCTCTTGTCAAAGCTCCTCCTCCAACAAGACCTATTGCTGCACCAAGAACTACCAATGGGTTACACATTATATTCTACTCCAAAAAGGTTTACGTTGAATAGATGGTCGTCTGTTAAAAACATCAAAGCTTGTATTTGCTTGTACAACTTGTGCTTGTGCTTGATTGTTCATAAGCTTTTTACCTTCACCTGCACCCAATAATAAATATTGTAAAGCATCATGGATATGTGAGTACATATTTTTTTCTGGCTTTTCATCATAGCGTTCTCCAGATGTTTGAATACGTTTGTAACAATAACCACCTTCAAAACCCTTTATCAGAGTTTGGCATCTTCTGTCAATCAAAAATGCAGATTTACCTTCAGACATTTTAGTAAGTTGCAATGTTACAGATTCTAATCTTAGGTCAACACTATTACTAGGAGCAGGGGTTGCACGTAAACCTGCACCTCTTAAAATTTGAAATGGTGTACTTTCATCTGTTTGCGCTCTGAAATCACCAGCAGGGTCACCATAAATATATACATCAAGATTACCAAAACGTGTTGCTATTTCTTGTCTAAGAAGCTCAGAAAAACGAACAATACCCATATCAATCGCTACAATCTCAGCTTGTATTAACCAACGACCTCTAACCTTTTGACCAAAAACAGCAGCAGGTGTTAATCCAAAATCAACT